CCGTAATCATTTTTTCATTCGAAAGTCTGGTCCAGGTGTACCCTCCGCATGTCTTCTGTCTGCCGTTTAAATGGTCTGACATACAACAATCATTTACACCGATTGCTTTTGCCGCTACTCTTGCGGATTCGTATACCTCTTTAGTATCCATATTCATCACTTTTCCTTTATATGCGGGATTTTTACACCCAGTTACACTTATACTTTGTTTTTGTTTACTCTCTTCGGAACGGAGGATTCCAGTTTTAGCAATACTTAGATTCTTCCTCTGTTCATCCGTCTTTTTTGTTCCGAAAACGGGATTTGACAGACCGCGTTTGCCGTACATTGGATTACCTTCACCTGATACTCTCTTACTCATCTCTTTTCTCCAATTTTCAGTACGGAAATATGGTCCAACAACATTACCACCTTTAGAGATATTAAAACCATTTGGAGTGAGAGAATTAGTATCAAGAATCCATTTGATCTCTTTTTCATTAGCATTATTTTGAGAATTAGCAATATCTATAATCATATGTGTATGGGCATCCCATCCATATTTTCTAATGGAAGAATCTATGCGTGAATCTTTTCTTTTATTTCGCCTGTGCTGCCCAATTCTATTATGAACATTTATAGTTTGTCCAATATATATCTTTCCATCCGAAATCCTTAAAATAGAGTAAATATAATGTTTCATTTTCTCTTCACCTTCCTCTCTTCATCGAATTTGTATCCGTCGTTAGGCAGGATAATGAAGAAGTCTATCAATTGAAATGAGATTGATCTTAAGAAAATCTTATGTGATGGATAGATTGGAGTATCTATAATGTCCCCTATCATATCCCAATCATTTCCTGGTTTCTTTCTATATTTAGCTAGTATCCTATACAACTCATTTGTTGCTCTGATTACGTATTCTCTCTCACTGCATTTAATGAAGAATGTCATAATCTTGGTTCTTCTCCATGAATCGTAACAAATACCTTGAGGTTCTAGTGTGAGATCATCGGCATTGATTCTTAACATGACAGGACTTCTGGAATCTTCTGCGGATGCGAAGGATGTGACTTCCTCGAATTCTCCTATATAGAGAGCTGGTTTCAGTTCAAGTCCTGCATCTAATATGAATGGATCCCATTCTGCATCCAGTATATCATAGAATAATTTCGCATCATCGTCTACGAAATATGCTTTATTCTTCTTTCTGGCTGGAACTTTAACCATCAGATACCTCCTATTACAACTGTTTCGGTGTAATTCTTAAGTATTCTGTCAATATCCCATGTCCATTGCTGTATAGATTGAGCCTTTTGCTCAAATTCGGGTGCAGTTGGGAAGATACTTCTATATCTATCTGTACTGTAGAATTGTTTTCCAACGAATAGAGTAACTGCCCTCTTGATATCTTCCGGTACAGTGTCCTCCCCATATCTGTAGGTTATCCTAATTCCCGTATCTAAGGCTACAAACATTCTTCTTAAGTATAAAATTCCTTTAACGTGATCAAACCAATAAGTTCCCTTATCATTTGTAATATCTAACCAATCGTTTCTAAGCCATCGTATTTCAAGTTTATCGCCCTTATCTGCATCGAGGTCCTTCGGATACCTATATCTCAATTTGACTTGAATTCCAGGCCCTAGCATAGCTTCTGAGGCAATTCCGAAACCTGTTCTCAGTAATTGTGTACCGAGATAACCTAAACTCATCGAACCGCCCGTACTTGGAATTGATTCTATATTAAGTATTTCATCTTTCTTACGTCTTTCAGCCCAAGCTCTTCTTGTCTGTTCTTCGACGTATTGTTCACCCTCTACTATCCATTGACACCATTGGTCATAAGTAGGGGTTGATTGAGGAGATGCTCTCATAAGCTCTCCTTTGTTATTGTATAATTGTAAACTCCCGATTACTTCTTGTGGGGTCGTATATTTTGGAGTGGGAGCGGATGATAATGAATAATCGGATACTAATAGATTGAAATCTCTTGGTTCACGGGGCTCTTCTAGATGGAACCCGATCTTTGTTACATAACTCGTATTGAATTCTTTGTCTGTAACAAATGCCTTAAGATTGAATCTCATTTCATTTCCTATATCTAAATCTTTTAAGGAATATGTCGATGTAAGTCCATTACAATCTTCCATATATAATCTGAAATGTTTGAAGAAAGAAGGCATTGATTTAGATTTGATTGATGTGAATATCTGGGTTTCGCCTGCGATTGAAATACCATCAGGATATTCGGCGAAGAGAGTTATACTGAAATCCTCATTCATTGCTTCTTTGTTAACTGATAATTTTAACTCTTGTGAAGGAGTAAGTTCTAAAGACACTTTATACCCATCAAGAATATAATCTGAGTCTCCGCTATAATCACGGAAAGAATACTTCCATACTTCAGGATTGTTAGGGAATAGAATCTGTGTCATTAAATATATTTAAAGGGTTTTGTGAGGGGGAAAGCCCCCCTCGTGCTCGCTTACTGAGTGTGGATGATCTTCGCGTGAGGACGGAAGGCATTCGCTTGAACTTCTCCCATCTCCCAGATTAAACCAACCTTGTTGAAACTCTGAGCTATCAGCTTTTGATCTGTGACTTCGAACATAGTAGCTTGAAGCATTGATCTGAACACGTGAGACGTGTCTGCTACGAGAACTCTTCCAAGACCACTGATTGCATCAGCTTGCTTGCTTGCAGTTGGCACACCGTATTGATTCACTGTCGGCAGGTTGTTTGGACCTATATCTCCAGGCGCATATGTTGCACCGAAACCTCTTCCAACATCTAAGTCGGGAATGAGTGGTACATCCATGTACGTTGCAACAGTGAAACCAGCAGGCCTACCGGGGAACGTGTATTGACCGTTCACACTTTGGTTAGCAAACTGAGTATCCCAGAATCTCTGATTGATTACGTGATCTTGCTGTATCCTTTCGATGGTATCGACACCCGTGATTGCAACCTTATTTCTAACGTTGTTCTCGTTTGTCTCACCATACTGCATTGCCATCATTAGTGCATTTTGCAATTCGACAATATCGAACGGCCTAAGAGTGGCATCACCAGTTGTCGTTCCAGTGTCATACGAGTGGTAGACAAATGAATCGAAGTTGGATTCTGCGTACAGTGGATTTGTAACTGCATTCTGAGATCTGAACGGAGTCATGCTTGAATCAGTACCTGCAATGTATACATTGTTGCTCCACGGAACAACTGATCCATCCGGTAGATATTGTGCTTCATCCGCATTCGAGATAATCCTCTCAAGTGATTCGTATCCGATTGTCTGAGTTGTGATGTTGTTATTCAGATCGTAACCTAGAACCTTCGGGTCCTCTGCTCTGCGCAGAACGTCACCATTAAGTTGACGCATGTATGCCTCTGATTCTCCAGCTTGGTGCTGAACCCATGTGTACACATCATCGATTGTTTGCAATTGCGGGAAACCCTCTTGCATACTGAATGACCTGCTTAATGTCTTGTAAGGCATTTCAACATGGTTCAGTTGAGGTGCGTTGGGTACCTGTAACGGTCCACCATTGATCACACCTGCCGTCTGTAGATTCGAATAATCTCTCCTGAATCTGTAACCTGTTCTGAATGCTCTTGTCCCAATGAGACCAAGAGCAACCGCTCTCTTGTACGGTAAGCTGAATAACTCGCTACCATAGATAGCGTTCATTGCGCCTTGCGTACTCATACCGGGGGAATTTGTTGCATTGAAAGACTTAACCCCTGCTTCTACGGATGCGCTTATCGCTGCTAAGTCGCGTCCATACGTGGCTAATCTCACGCCTTCCATATCCTTCGGTATATCTCTTCCGTCCCAAGTAGCTGTATTTGTACTTGGTGTTCCTATATCATAGAATGACATTTTTATACCTCTTTGATTGCTTTCTTTGCGTCGTCTAATGACTTCGCGTTACCTGTTTTTATAAACTCTTGGACATAATCCGCATACGATTTTGTCTCGGTAACTGCTGCTTTCAGCCCTGAATTGTCTGCACCAGTTGGAACTGGAGTCATTGCGACCCCACTTGCCTGTACGGATTTTAGTCCAGACACATTCATGTTGGACCAATTACCATTTAATAGTGCTTCTAATCTTGGGCTGTATGCATCCACATCTCCTGCTTCTTTCGAACGGATATGTGGTGACTGGGCCGCCATTGATTTAAGACTTGATAAATAAGCATCCATATTTTCCCAACTGTCGGGCTTTAATGCTTTTTTCTCCATTGTCTTGTCCTCAACAACCACGTCTGAGTTAGCTTTCACACTCTTAACCCCTGCATCAACTTTCTCTGAATCCTTATCCATTTCTGCCGTTGGTGCTATGGCATCTTCAGATTTGGTTCCAGATTCTTTTTCTGCTGGTGTTTCAACTGCTTCATCTTCTTCAGATTTAGTTTCTGCTTCGTCTTCATCTTTAGACTCAGCGGTTTCGTCTTTCTCAGATTCCCCTTCTGATTTCTCTTCAGGGTCTTCTCCCGAATCTTTACTCTTTTCGACTTCGATCTCGACTTTTTTATCGCCTTTTTCGACTTCTACTTCTGTGGATGATTCGGATTCTTCATTCTCACTTACTGGTGAGTCTGGAGCGTCACTTTCACTTTCTCCCTCTGCTTTTTCTTCTACACCTGCTGGTGCATCTGCTTCTTGAGGGGGAGCGACGGATTCTTCTGCTGTCACGGATGAAACTGCATCTGCTATTGCGGATGCTGCTCCTTCTTGTCCTGCTCCTGATTGCATGATTCTAGCGTTCTTTTCCTCTGTCATCATTTCAATCAGAACCTTCTGTTGGTTTAACAGAATGGCTACAGCGTCTGCGAGATTTGCTATGAGTGTTCCATCAGTAACACTCTTAACTTCTCCGTCCGGTGAGGGATCTGCTACATCGGTTTTTATTTCCTCTGTCTTTGTTTCCTCAGTCATTTTATTTCCCTCCTTCCTCTTTCTCTTTTGCAGTTCGAGGAAGATTAGTAAGAACTCCTTTCCAGGCGTTGTGGTAAGGAATTCATTTATCTCATCCTCTGAAGACTCTGAAAGAATCTTCCCGACCTTTAGAAGGACGTTTTTGAGGATAGGAGTGTCAGTATTTTGGATAGTTGCAATGTCTATATTCTCATTCGCCAGAACCATCTGTCCTGTCGGAGTGACACGCTTATCTCCATGATGGTCTCTGTTTATATTGTGACAGCCTTCAACACCTGCGTGATTGTGCTGTCCTTCGGGACAGAGACTCTTTGTTCCCGAATCGTCATCATCATTCAATTGCTTGGCAATCTGCGGATCTAGGGATGCGATAGCTTCTAATAATTTACCAACATGCTCTTTCTCATCTTCTTTGATGTAATTCAGAGTGTCGTAAATATTATCATAGCCCGTTGATTCTTTTCCTATATATTCCATATTAGATAGATACCATTGAATTGCTTGTTTCTCTTCCATAAGTCTATCTATAAGAGTGTGTAATATATCGATATCGTTTGCTTCGGTTTTTGGGATAATCAGGACATATCCTTCTTCTCCATTCATACCTGTATAACAATTATCTCCATATATCTCTTCGGCAGACTTAAGTGCGTAATTTGATAAAGAATTATCGGTTATATAAACCATACCGTTATTCAGAATAGTTGTATCAAAATCGAGATTATTTCCTAGCTCTTCTTTTAATAAATTGTATTTCAATTTATGAATACATTCTTTATTATTGAATGATACTACTGAACTTTTGACACTTTTAGCTCCAGTATTAAATTCTAATGTGCCTGTTGCGGGATTTACACCTTTCTTTGTATTAGATATCTCAAAAACTTCTGTCACATTCTTTTCGAGATAGCATAATTCTTCGTTGCAGATTTTCTGTGGATGTCCATCATGTCCGAATCCAACACTCCATTGGTCAAATCCATTAAGGAATTTCAACCATGCATAATCTGCTAATTTGGTTCCTCTTGCAAAATTAACCTTTGCATACAGGGCGGGTATTCCTCTTTCATCCAGTCCTCCATGAACACCCCACCAGTATAAAAATGTAAATGAATTATGATCTGTGTGACCAGCACCTTTTAAATCTATAAAATCATATGAAGATTGTACTAACGATTCCATATTAAGAAGATCGTTTTGAGCATCTGGAATCTCCGTACTTACTTTAGCATAAACATATCTACTTGAAGGCAATGTTGTACACTGTTCCCAAGCATATTCACGAGCCATGTATTCTTTTGAAGGTATATGCGGAGGAAGTTCTAATTCACTACTTCTTAGTTCAGATATCTTATCATGATATGCTAATCTCCAGACCTCTTGATCTTCTTCTGATAGAGATGACCTAACTCCCTGCGGAAGTTCCGCTAATGTATCATAAGACAGGATTACCACTCATCCCCGGTTTACCCGATGCTTGTTTTGCAGTAAAGGAACTTTCACCGAAATTCGCCGATTTCTCTTTAAATGGATCTGTGTTTTCCCCCATCATTCCTAATAGAGATGTTCCTTCTATCCCTCCTGCTTGAGGTGTTGCAGTCATATCTATGTTGTAATCTTCATCTAATCCAATTACACCAAAACCTAATTCTCTATGTTTGAGTCTTAGTTCTGCGTGCTTAAGTGCTAAGTCTAACTTCTTGGCTTCTGAATCATCCGGAGGTTCTCCGACTTTATATACCCAATCCGTGACTCCCACATATTTACGAGTTAACCACTTTAAGAAATGATTAACGTAGTGTCTTACACCCATCAGATTCCTATCTAATACTGCTGCTTGCTGTTGTTCATTGGAATTTCCTTTCAGAGCATGTGTATCTCCTAAGAATAATCCATTCATTCCAAACTGAGCTGAGATTCTTTGTAGCAGTTCTGATTTGACTGCCATCATATCTCCAGTGGGATTATCTGCAAACGGAATCCACTGTGCCCTGCCTCCTTGATTTGCGGGAGGTAAAGCCATAACGGGTATGGCAAAAGGATCTCCTGCCATCTTTAACTTAAGTGTTTGCATGATGCTATCTAAATTATCTGTATTTGTAGAGTTTATAACAAATACTCCTTGAGGGTGTCCTACATTGTAGTATTTAGTAACCCTTGCAGATAAAGCCATCCATGCGTGTATATCTAATTGAATCGGGATGCAGTTAGGAATCCCGTAATAACGTGATGGAATGCCGAATGGGTGAGAGTAAACTTCCTTGTTAGAATATTGCTCTCCCTGCTCTCTAGGACCTCCCTCGGTTGGTGAGATGATCCAATGAGTTGTATATATCTTGTGACCTTCTTCTGTAAATCCTGGACCCATTTCTTTATTATATTCTTTATCTAATTTGAATTGAGTTTCTCTGTCGAACAGCGTGAATCCATAATCTCTACCCGGAACGCCCCTCTCATCGAACACTAAGAAAGCTCTCATGGGTGTCAATGTCATGAATTCAAGAGGGACTTCATCTATGATCTCTCCGTAAGGGTTGTGTGTATAAAGTGAGCGGCATAATACAAGAGGATGTCCGAAAACAAGTGCATTATAAAGGAAATCTTTAGTTAGATCGAATAGAGATTGTCCGTTCTTATTTATCTTATCCTCAATATCCCCTCCTTCCCAATTTCTTAGAAGGCGTTTTTGTTTGTAATCGGGAGTTATGAAATCGCCTTGATATCCACAGGATTTGCATTTCTTAATCTTGCCAGGGAATTCTGTGAGACATTCCGGGCATTTGACGGCAAATGTAGGAACTAGTTCAATGTCATTTCTAAGCGTTTCTTCGACAACTCTTTTGATGACCGATGCAAGAATTGAACAATTGTAAAAATAATAAACGGCTTTCTGATACATCATGAAATAATTCACGGCGTATTTGCCGAAATCCATGATGTCCTTTGGAGATTGAACGGATGTAACTCCATCTTTCTTAATAGAATATTGAGGCGTTAGACCTAAAATTCCTCCATCATATTCATCCCTTTGATATGCTTTGTCTGATGGTTTATTCCAAGGAGATACCATCTGAGAAATGGGGTTTGTGATGATCGCCGTCGTTTTCCCTAATGTCTCTCTTGCATCAGGAACGTAAAGTTGGGGATTAGAACGGGATGATCTGATATACACGTTTACCTCTAATTATACTAAATAAAGTTAGTTATTTAAAGCTTCTTTAATGTTTAAATACTATGTTATTAATTTATAGGCAAATCGCACAGTTCGTACTGTACTTTTTGCTCTTCTAACACATTTTTAACAATTCCGAACCCTAATTTCCTATCGATGAGAATCTCATCCTTGAACGCATCAATGACTTCCTGAGCGTCTGGCATCTGAGTAAGATTGGGGACGGATCTTCTGAAAGTCAACCAGATTCTACGTACTAAATCCATGTCACCGAGTCTGTCCGGAACTTTCATATACATAATTTTATCTTTGATATGAACTTTCTTATTTATAGCCAGTCCGAGTATCTGCATGGCATATTGAACGCTACAATTGCGAGCATGTTCTCTCGAATCTCCAAGCTGCGGTTTTAAAACAATTAATAATTTCTCACCCATAATTCTTACCTTCTGAATTGTTTATCTCTTACTAAAATACCATAATCTGTAATATAATCGCATGCGGGACAATAACATGGAGGTATGCCCGCCATCATCACGTGTTCGCATTTTCTACACGTGTATTGACCGTTCATCTCGTTTACTACTCCACCATATCTGTCGAAAAACGTTTTCTGCCATAGGTCATGCATCGATCTTTCAGCAGGATTGTGTTCCTGATTGGCATTATTAGGATTATCTCTTAAGCATTTATCTCTATGTTCATCTAAAACACTCTTTCTTCTACGTTGTTCTTCCATCCTATATATTTCTTTATAGAACGATGTGAGATATTCCTCATCCACTTTTCTACCGTATTTATTATTAGGTAACAACGGTTGTTGAAAAGAATCTTTTGGCATCAACTTTTTGTACGACACTTAATCATCCTGCATTAATTTCTTCTTGAGTAGGGAATCTCTTATCTCTTCGGCTGAATGTCTTGCTTGTGCTGAAGTAAATCCTGCTGTTATATGATTGTCGGAAAATTCCTTACCGCACTTAGGACAACAATTTGTTACATCGAAGTCATAAGACGATATTGTTAAGCATTTCCCACAAACTGCAAATTTGCCAGATTGAGGTAAAATTTCCATTTACATGGTCATACGTACACTAATATATAAACATTTCTGTTGAAATAGGTAGGTTTATATAGTCCTAACACATACATCTTTATAATGGAAAACATCGATTGGGATATGCTTTATGTATGTATTTATCGCAAATCAGAGCGTCGTCCAATGATACTCGGAACGGGTAAAACGATAAGGGAAGCTAAAGATATGGCCATGGAAACTCTTGGAAGAATCTGGTCAGAACGAGGAGTCTGTGCAACAGATAATACAAATGCAATCTTACTTGTTGAACCGGGTATCGGTGTTAAATTACAAAATGATGGGAATGAGTTTGTAGTTATGGGGATGTGTGATGCAAAAGTTCACCATTTCGGAAGAAAGATGGGATATGAGAATATTGAATTCTTAAGAAGCCCTAAATCGCCATGGATGCCTTTAATAGAATATATAGGGATGATGGATGATAAAAAGGTATATAGAACTAAAAGAGGAATCCCGCGCAAAAGAAATAAATAAAGATGGAGTGAAACATATGAGTGATAATATTGAAGAAAGATTGGTGGGTGTACAGAAAACCACTGTGAAAAAACTGGTAGATGGTGGTTATGATACCCTTCAATCTATTATTTCTGTGGATGCAGAGAAGCTATCGAGTGCGACAGGAGTTTCTGTAGCAACGTGTGAGAAAATAATCGAGAAGGCTAAAGACGCTTATGTTATGACTGCCAGCACATCTGCTGAAGATCTATACTTGAAGGAAAAAGACGAGATCAGGCTTACTACTGGAAGTAAGAATCTGGACAGGCTCATCGGAGGAGGTCTCAGAGGAGGTGTGCTTACGCAGTTCTTTGGTAAGAATGGTTGTGGGAAGACTCAGGTGTGTTTGACACTCTGTGTGACTGCCCAGAATAACCCCGAAGATGGAGGGTTAGGAGGATCTGTGATGTATCTTGATACGGAAGGTTCGTTTAGAAGTGCAAGGCTGACACAGATTGCTGAAGGAATGGGTTACGATGAGCAGAAAGTTCAGAAAATAAGAGAAAATACATATGTTTATTCTGTAACTTCACATGAACAACAGGTTGATATTATAAAAAGACTTGATGCTCTTACTAAAGATAAGAATATTAAATTAATAATTATAGATAGTGTAATATCTCTATTCAGAGCAGAATACATTGGAAGAGAAATGTTATCGGAAAGGCAGCAGATGCTGGCGAATCACCTTGGGGATTTGAAGACGTTTGCAAGGAAGAACGATATTGTGGTCGTTGTAACCAATCAGGCTCAAGATGATCCTTCCGGTTTTGCATTCGGTGACGCTTTCAAACCGACTGGTGGAAATGTCGTCAATCACAATACAAACTATAGCATCATGCTTAAGAAGGCATTGGCAACAAAGAGGATTGCAAAACTCGTTAAGTCTCCCGACTTGGAAAATGGAGAAACAATGTTCTTCGTATTAGGAAAAGGTATTTGTGATGCAGATAGCGAGTGAAAGTATAAATATGAAACAAATTAATATGGTATTACAAAAACAAAGGAGATGTTAACATCGTAGAAGTAGAAGTGAGATATGGATTAGACAGTTTGGTTGCAGATCAAATTACAGAAGATTGGAAGAAGAGATGGGTTCTTAAGTTCTTGAGTTCTGAAGACCCGAAGAACACGATTGTTCGCTGGCCGTACAATATTCCTTGTGACAAGGGATTCAAAGTAGAAGTCGGAGAGCTTCCTGATGGTGAGTATGAACTTGCCTGTGGAGATTCGACCAAACAGGCTTCAAAGACACATAATGGGAAGACATTCACAGTCTATGGAACAAAGAGAAGGGTTTTCTCTGTTATAGATGGAGAAGTTGTTTATCCCTTTGATGAAAATGATAAATATGCAGATGGAAAGAGAGCGAGTCTTCCCAATTTCGGAAACCCTGTAAGAGGTCAAGTCACACCTACCTTGAACATACCAAATGAATGCCTTACGAGGGAATATTGTGGTAAACAATCGAGCTTGGATATGGGTGAACCCAGAGGTTCTACAATATCCAGTCCACATGCATCATTACTTAAATTAGACGATTATGCATTGGAAGATATACTTGAAGGAAGCTCTTACAAGATTGTAGATTGCGGAGAAGGCAGATTCATGATGCACTATTTATGTCCTGATTGTGGAGAGGCGAGAGAATTCCAGTTACGCCCAAAGAGAGAAGGGGAGTTTAAGGATTGATAGGAACTCTATATATAGATGGTTCTGATAGTTGTACCGATTTTGAGTCAACTATACCTAACTGTATCTATTCTGAATTGGAAATCGTTGATTCTAGCACTGTAGAAGGTTTAGACCGGAGTGCGAAGGACAATGTTTTCCGATTCCCTCTCTTAGATATTGATGGGGAAAGGGCTACATCTAAAAAACACATTACCAATATTTTACAAACTATCGCAGTTCAGAGGGGTTTCGATCCCCCTGACTTCGAGTAGTAGTATTTATAATTTTGCATACGTTTTAAATATCACATATTTATATATAAACATTGGTGTACACCAATGGATTTAGTTGAAATATTAAGGTTAATCATCGAGATCGGAGCTATACTTGGTATATCTTACGGTATTTGGTGGTTTGTAACCTATAGGAATGACCAGACCGCTGTCCAATTAGCGAAAGTTAAGAGGTGGTTTGCGGAATATGGTGATCTGTTAAAAGAAACAGATGAAGAACTGTATGATTCCATGAAAAGTCTTCTATCCGCAGTAGAAGCGGCTAACGGGCAGACCCAACCAATATCAGGATTCGTTAGGATCGTGACAGCACTGTGGGGTCTTGCCAATGAAGCTGAAAAACGCCTGAGTGGTGCATATGGCGATACTTTTGAATTGGATGAAGAAGAGGAAGATGTAAAAGAAGAGGGATAAAATGATAGGACTAGGTAAGAAAGATAAAGTCAAATCTCCCAATGCACCCGCAGGCAAACCCACTATAGGTAAGAAGGGCGGGGTCATTCCGGACAAAAAGGGAGAGGGTAAAATGAAGAAAGAAGGCACTGTCAAGAAAGATAAGAAAGTCGTGCCTGTTGTGGAAGAGGAAGTCAAAGTTCCCAAGGTGAAGGATGCAGAGGTCTTAAAGGCAGTTGTTGATATCATCGTGGCGAATGGTGGGCTCGATACCTTTGCGAATGCAATGAAAATTGCAGCAAACAGTACAGGAGAGGTTGCAAGGGTGGAGAAGAATGCTTTCAGCTCATTCATACAATACAGACCGTGTAAATACAGAACTGGAAACAACTTCAAAGATATGAAGTGTGAAAGGATCGTAGACGGACAATTTACCCCCGTATCAGCAGACAAGTGCAAAAAGTGTAATCTTATAGCGAATTAAGTGTGAATGAATGTTTGGATTAGAAGCTATATTCGGACCAATTGAACCATTGGTGAGAGTAGTTTCTACTACAATTATTTCCTATCCTCTCAAGGATTGGATTCTCAAGACAATTTCATTCCGTGCTGCAAAAGGTACTCTCAAACCTCTTAAGAAATTTTCTTTTAGACGTAAGTTACTTTTACAATTAGACCTATATCGTTGGTCTAAAAATCATAAAACACGTGCTCTAAATAGGAGTAAAAGGAAGCAGAGAAATTTTGATAAAAAACTGCATAAACAGCGTGTAAAGCGTATTTCTAAGATTAAATGATCTCAGGTTCCACTGGAAATACCTTCATTTCGTGTGGAGCTTAATTTTAGGTCTCTAACGTGCAAACATCATTAACCTACCAAAAAAAGTACGTGCTACTTAGAAAGTATATAGATAAGTATATATATAAGTTAGTCGATAGTGGTAAAGAGCACTAACTACACAAACTAACTCTACTAACAAACTAACTACCAATAGTAGAGTAGCTCGCATGTTTTTTGGTAACTAAATCGATTTTTGCAACTTCATCCCTTTGAAAAAGTTCCATATGAAATGGTGGTCATCGTTTTTATTTCCACTGGAGAATTAGGTATGACTAAATCAATATCTATGTGAGGTAATATCTATATAATAGAATGTATATTATCTTCAATATGGCGACTAACAAGACCATTGACAAACAGACAGCAAGAGACACATTTAGAACCATGAGCACATTGGAATGTTATTGGACAAAGCTCTCATGTAAAGATGCAGATTGCCGCAGATGTAACATCCCGGTAACTCAGACAATAGGTGCTATGATATATGCAAATCAGAATGTTGCATGTGCATGCGATTCACCTCTATTGGAAGTTAATGAAATAAATAAGACAATGATTCAAACCGAGGCATAGTATGAGATATAAAGTAGAATTGATCGCAGGATTGGATTTACGCACAAGTGGGTGCAATACAGGAAGTATTGTACAGATGGAGTATACCGAGGACTGGAAGAAGGCTATAAATGAGTTCTATGCTACAACGAGCAATGAAGACTTAAATATAATAAAAGAAGAGTATGAAGTAGATATACTACATCTAGCTGTTTCCTCAATATCTAAGAAGTTAATTCATCTGGAAGTAGTAGTTGATATTCCTAACAAAACATTTTATAAAATCTCTGATGATAATATTTAAATATCATCAAAGCATACCTTTTTTTAATGACTCAAATTATTGAGAAACCTGAAATACCTCATGACTTGAAAGAGATCGACGAGGATTGTTTGATTTATGACAAAGAGTTCGGATGGCTTCCTAGGTTCAATGGACTTATGAAATTGGCTAATACGAAAGGAATTCTTCTTTTCACAAAGGCAGAGATTGTTCCTATTGATAAAGGAGTATGTGCGATTGCTCAATGTGAACTTATCCCCAAGAAAGAATATTTTGCTGAAAGGATGGGATTGAAGCCTATCATCGAAGATGGTGGCAAGGTAGCAGATTGGACATATGTAGATAAGGAATATGAGAATTTCATATATAATAATGGAAAGATTATAGCTTCCGATGTCGGAGAAGCAAATGCACTCAATTTAGGAAATGATTTTCTACCATATATGTCTGCAACAGCAATTACAAGAGCACAGGCACGTGCACTTAAGAAATTACTGAATATAAAATACATGGTTGCAGAAGAGGTAAAGTTCGAAAAGGCAATGAAAGACATTTCGGTTTCTAAGAAATCTCCTGCTCAAACTCCCCTCCCAAAAACAGAGGTCGGAAAACCGTCTGATAAAGATAAGGATTCAATAACTCATCTTACATCTCAGGTTGAACAACTCATGAAGGGAGATAAAGGAGCGATAGCAATTGTAACATCAGCACTTAATAAATCAGGACGTGCTTTAAAAGACATGGACATATTCGATTTGCAGTTACTTCTTAACACTCTACATGAGCACAAGAAGAAACTCTCTGGATGATCCCATGAAGAATTTACAAAGGTGTTCTGCCAATAGGCTGAACAAGTTTCTTGAATGCAGGTTCAAACTTGCACTTTATAATTTCGAAGTGGAAGGTAGACAGACAGACGACAAGTTCCTAAAATGTGGTCTAGCCGTTCATGATTGGATAGAATGTGTTCTAGAATCTAAAGACAAAGCACTTTCTTCTGAAATGTTTTTCGAGAAATATTCTGTCCCGGAAGAATTGAGAACTCGTTTTGAAACATGTTGTAAAACATTCTTGGAAAAACACGAGAAATATAATTTTGAAGGAGAAGTAGAAGCTGAAAAGGTTTTACAGATTCATTTCGATGATGGGAATAGAATCGATCTAGAGACAAGAGCGGATTTGATTGACACATCTCGTGTTGGATGGGATTGGAAGACAGGAAAGACTGTAAATAAACCCGAATATATACTACAAGGACAATTGTATTGTTATGCATTTGCATTAGAAAAGGTCATATTCTTGTCTCTTCTTTCAGGAGAAGAGCTTGTAATTAAGGCTCCACCGGAAGGATATATCAAAAAGATTTTAAAGGAGTACGCTACTGCTGTAAAATCAGGAGATTTACCGATGAAGCCTAAATTTGACGACTCGTGCATTAGATGGTGTGAGTATTATGATATATGTTCACAATTAAAGGAGGAATTAAAATGACGGATAAATGTGAATTATGTGGATTTCCCACCAAAACGGATGAAGAGTATGGAACTCATTGTACAAATGAACAATGCAATAATGCAGCACTGAAGGAAGAAATTTCACATGACGGACTCCTGACAGAAGAGAAACTTAAGTCATTAAGAGGAGTTCCTACACACAAGATTATATTCGGTACAGAATCTCGTGGCAGAATATGCGCTGAGATACCAATTCATTATACAAAATCACAATCAAAAGATTTAGTAAAAAGTCTTATAGATGTTTTAGCAGAATCAATGATGTATGCTAAAGAGAAAGGGATTGACACATCGCCCATAAGAGGGAAGAAGAATGTTGAGTAAAAAGATTTTTCTTGTTCCTGATCCAATGACTCATCAGATTATGATTTGTGATTCAATAAATAGGCAATACAATCATCCTGTGTTCTACGAGGTTGGAGAGAATAACGTAATCATATCTGAAATGCAGAATGTGTTAATTCTAGATGGAGATGCAGACTTAAATGATGCATTTGTCCACCATAAAACATTTGATAAAAATGGTTCATGGTATTTCGGTGACAAATCAATCATTTATCATGATAAATGGGGGAATGCATTTTCATGTCGTTTGAATACTAGGATGCTGGACACAAATAAAAAAGATCCTCGTAATATCAGGACAATTCACAAAACAATGGATTGTTATGAAATAGGCATAGAACGTACAGGTCGCGAATGCAATATGATTAGGGG